TTATTGTCTCTGTGCTGTTGTTCTTTGTTAGGTATATTTTAAAATGATCTGTTGTTAACGAAACCGGCTTCTTAGATAGTTTAAAAGTATCTGTGTCTGAAATAAAAAATGAGTCTTGGGCAAAAAAAGGAGATGTTATTTGCCAAAAATTTTCTAAATTTATAAGTCGCATCCCAGCCTGAGAAAAACTATCTTTTAATGATCCTATGGTTCCTTTCTTTTTGTAAAGAGGAACTGCTTCTTTTATCTGTCTTCTCCATAACGTAGGATCCTGACTTTTTAGTTTTACATCCAATGTATTGCTTAGGTAGGTCATCATATACTCACCCACAGCGTTGGAATCAAGTAGATCTACAATCTGGTTTCCTATGTCTTCTAATGCGGTAAATCCCTGAGCCACAGAGTTATTAAACTTTTGAATAACATCAGGCGATCTATCTGTATCCGTAAGCATCACTTTGTACATTTCTGGCAAATATCTATCTAATAGCGATTCATACTTACCAGGCGCGGTGTGATGCGCAGGAGATGTTGTAGATGTAGCATTGGAAGATGCAAGATTAAATTTAATATTATCGGAAAAAACATCTTGTCCTATTTTTGGCACCCAACTCCAACATACAAAATAGTCTCCTTCTCTCATCCCCACGGGATTCCATGTAAATTCAAAGTGACCTATAGAATCTGTTTTTATTATTAAGTTCTCAGAAGTATCTTCTGAAAACCATGCCGGGCTTGTGCTGGTTCCTATGTTTTTTACAGGTATTACACCCTTATAATAAAAGGTATCAGAATACACAGGATCAACTGGAGATCTGTCAATGAATTTCAGAGAAGCGCCAGCTAAGGTCTTAGAGGCAGGATGAGAAAGCATTATCGATGTTTCGTTCAAAACATACGAAATAGTAGTTCCAATCTTTATCCCATCACCCTCAACCAGCATTCCAACTTTTAAATTTGTATTATATGTAAGATTGTTTGCCGTTCTCGAATCTTTGGTTAAATTACCTTCGATTAATAAAGATGGATTATTTTTTATTTCGAAATTATATTCTTTTTGTTCCGTGTCTCCAAAGTCTCTTTCCACAAAGTATATCTTTATACTTTCAACTTTATAAGGATTTATTAAATTGTTATTTTCATCTGTTGTTTTTAAATTAAACAGAACGTTGTCCGCAACAGATGGGTTTTGATCTATCGTTAAAGTTTTCATTGAATTTGTTCATACTGGAAGTTTAGAGTAATAGTTCCTGGTCTAATTATCTCGTTGAATTTAGGAACAATAATTGAAACGGCTGCTTCCACATCATTGGTAAAAGAAACTTCGTAGTGATCTGGTTCTTTTATATCCGATAGTTTTTTTATAAGATCTGCGTCTCTTATTGTTTTACCGTAATCCCAATTGCTTAGCAAAAATAGATCCGACAACCTTCTTATAATCTTTTCTCTTATTTCATCTTCGAATTTTCTATAGAGCCTATCTATAAAAATATCAACAGAAACATCAACTAATATTATTGATCCATCTCGTATACAAATAAAATCTGTTATCATTTTATTTGCTTCTATATAAGTTTTAAGCTCATCTTTAAGCTGATCGCTCGCTTTTTCTAAAGTTTGTTCATCTTGTTTTGCTAAAATATAAAGATCCACTATGTTTGCAGAGCAACCGTAGTTTCTTAAAGAAGCAACAGATTTTCCAATTTGTCCCTGATAAGGGCTGACAAATTGCTCAGATAATGTTTTGTAGTCAAGACCAGTAACGGCTCTATTCTGTGTTCTCAGATATTGGGGAAGCTTTCTTCTAATATCATCTATGGTGTCACCATTATATCCATACTGACCTTTCGTATAATTATTAAAAGTTACAGGAACGCTAATTTCATAATTGGGAGGATTTATTATAGTCTGAGTACTCACACTACCAGCAACAATATTACCAATTGAACCACCACCGGTTCTGTAAGTCACAGATATTTGAGATCCTTGCGATGGCAAAAGACCGGCTCTATTATTTCCAAATATAACATAAGCAGTATAGGTAGAATCAAACTCAACTCTATATTCTCTTCTTGGTTGAGAATCGGTAAAATAATCTACTTCACTCCATCTAACTCCGTCAACTGAAACTCTAATTGAATCATATATTACAGGAAAATAACTTAATGCAACAGTTTGCCCAACTTGACCTGTGCCATCTACAATATCGTTTCTTGTTACTCCCTCAAGACCAACAAGACTAGCGTTAACAAAACTGCCGGCAGGTATAATTATATCATCATCTAGTATGGGGTTGTTATCAGCATCCGATGGAAATAGTTCTATCCTTATAATTCTTTCTCCGCTTACGGTTTCTACATCAAAAGGTGTTGGTATAACTAAATCAAAATCTAAAGTATTGCTAATGGTTGCTGTCCAAAGAGACCTTGCGCTTATTGGTGGTTGAGGTTGAAAACCAACTAATTTGGATAATCTAAAAGCATTTTCTAATTCTGTTACCGTGTCTATAAATATTTCATTTGCAATTTGATCCATTTTAAAACTTAGAGTATCAGCTATGAAAGCCCAATTCTCTATTAGCATAATTGCAATCGAGGACTCTACAAAATCATTGAATTCCGTGGAGTATTTTTGCCTTATAAACTCCACCAATCTGGTCTTCATAGACCAGAAATCTTGATTTGTATAATTTAAATTAAAAATGTTGGGTTTTTTAATAGTTTGTGATTGTGCATACGGAGTTATATCAAATGGACAGTTGCTCATAGTGTTAATATAGTTTTTAATTTTTAAGTTAATGGAATCTGTAATCTTAATTCTTGAACCTCAGATATCTGCTCTGGATCCACAAATGTTATTTTAATGTATAAGATATTATCTGCATCGTTTCCCGGGTCCATTGGGTTTAAGCTGCTATTCGGAATGCTTCTAGAGACCTCTATTTGATTGACGGCTATCCTTGGTTCCCACATAGATATGGCTTCCGCTATCATATTTTTCGCCATAGTCTCTAAGACAGTGTCGTTTTGTTCAAATATTAATCTTTTTAGAGGCGTTCCAAAATCAGCAAGAAAAACACGCTCTCCCGGACTTGTTAACAATAAAGATAACAAATCTGATTTTATTTGAGAGACGCCGCTTTGGGTTCTAAAAAATCCAAGTGGATTTTTTACTACAGGGTATGGTAAACCAAGAAAATTAGCCATACACTATATAAGCTTAAATATTTTTATTTAAATGCCCGACGCTTGATTTTCTGAAGAAATACCAGAAGTTATAGCTTGATTTGCTCTTAATGTGCCCTCATCTGCAGCCTTATCTGCGGGAGTACCAGCACTAGATGTGCAGCAAGGATCGGTTGGACATAGTGTTAGAGGCTCCATCATAAATATACTTGCCGCTTGAGCAGTACAACTGGCGCTTGCGTAAACCCTATCACTCAGTCTTAAACAACCACCTACATACACAACAACAGGACCCAGACATGGAACACATCCGTCATCGTTATTTTTTGGCGCACAGTCTTTTCCAGCAAGCAGTAAAATTTTCTCATTTGCTACAAACACATGTGATTTTTTAGTAACATTTACATAATAATCTTCGGTAGAAACAACTTTAAGCCTACTAATTATTTCCACGTAATCAGATGGATTTTTTTCTGGGTCTCCGATTATTTCAACTTTGTCTTTGCACGTTGAAACAACGTACCTGCCACCAGAACGTAAAAATATATAAGAATTTTCAGAGTTGGTGCTTTCTTGCATTCTTATTATATGAGGTCCACAACTACCTGGTTTTGTTTTTTGAGGAGCAAGTAATTGAATGTATTGTTGTTGTGTTTCTTCTTGAGAAGACGCATCATTCATCAATATCTCCAGACCGTAACCTGTTCTCATTCTAACATAGGCTTTTTTAGCAGCAGCTTTTGGACTAGCTCCTTCTTTTCGAGTCTCAGAGCATTGTTCGTTTGCTTCATCGCACATGTCAAGCGTGTGGTTGGAGGTGCTTTGTATATGTATGCCTCTTCTCGATCCCGCTGTGCAAGGAGCAATTGTATGATCATTTAACTCCACTTTATTACCAGTGGCAGTCTTTAGCATTATATAATTATTTTCACTTCTGGCGGGAATGTTCCCGCTAGTTTCCAGATCACTAATTTCTATGGAATGCCCAGTTGCACTTTTGAGATACATTCTTCCTGCAAAGGTGTTATTACAACCAAAATCAAAAGCTTTTGTAGACCTAGACCAACCCATTTCGCCCGATGGTTCTTCAACACTATCATCCATAACAAAAGTGTGCCCAGATATACTCATAAACTGTATTCCAGTTTGTGGTAAATCACATTTATTGTTTTGGGGTGTGTTTGGACCCTTATAAGGTCTACACTCATTCTCGTGTTTGAAATAAGGATTATCCCCAACTTGACTGTCTGTATATTTAGAGTTTGGGCTACCTGTACTTGGGTGCCCTCCTATAATTTTTTTATTACTGGTTTTACCATCACAACTAACTTTTTCTTTTGGATTATATCCTCTTGGACTGACGTTTGTGGTTTGAGCCTCAGGGGAAGTGGCGTCTTCCCCCGAAGATTGGTACCTGCTTATCAATCCATATTGTTTAGTTGTATCATCTTCTGGGCTTCCCTCATCTTGTCCTGGCACACAACTAACGTCTCCCGGCTTTGCTCCACAACTAGTGTGTGCCCATTGACCACCATAGTGTAAGTGATCATCTTTAAACATCATCCAATTGCCGCAGCTGGACATCAATTCCATTCTTTTCCATTTTCTATTACACTTGGCATCTCCATCCACCATTTTAAGCATGTGTTTTTCTGGTGTTTTAAAACCGTAGATGTTTGGATATGTTATTCTTTTTTGAGCCTCGGTATCACTGGAAAAGTCAACTATAGAATTAAGATCAAATCCATTGTAACTTTCGGTGTTCCAAGGGGGCAGAACTTGACTCTCATCATTAGCACCTACTAGATATCCCTTCCTTTTGCCTTCATATATTTTATTATATTCACCGTCTGGACCACCCATCGAACTGTAGAGCCAATTGTGTTTTCCTGCGGGTCCTCTGTTTCTATGCCAAACTGTGCCTAAATAATAAGGAGCATTTCTATCTCCATTTTCAAACATAATGGCAACAGTGCTGCCTGCTGGCGGCACCCAGTTCAAACCAGAATCATCAATTCCACCCATGCTTGATATTGGATAAGCAAAAGGAAATTCTTTTAAAGGTCTTTTGGGATTATGTATGAATGGACAGAAAAATCTTATTCTATTCATTTTCCATATATCAATGGTGTCAATACAAAAAGCTAAATAAATACCAGTCAGTGTTTCTTCTTGGACAAAAACTTTCATCCCATCGTTAAGTTGGCTTTGCACAACAGATTTTGTTTCATATCTCATATTACCGAAACGTTCTTCGATATTTTTTAATCTCAAATCTATCTTTTTTAATTCTGAACTATTAAACATTTTATTTTACACACTTTCCACAATCTTTGTTTTCTTTGATTTCTGTCTTAAAGCCGTTGGGGTCACCACCTAAATTAGAATCTCTACTTAATTCAATATTAGGCACAGCCAGCTGTAATTTTAGTATAGTAACATATGAACCACCTTTTATTTGATGATTAACCCCTTTTATCATCCAATTTTTATTGCTAAAAACAGGATTGCACGCCGGTTGAGATAGCCAATCCGGACAGCCTATATCTCTTAAAACTAAGGGTTGATTCCTTAAATGCATGGGATTGATTACAATCAACGAGAGAGTCTTGCTGACCCACGTTATTGGAAAAATGTATTTGGGATCACCTATTATTTTTAGCTCAGCTTCTATGGCTCCGTCGAAATCGCCTGCTACCGCAGCTTTTTCGTGAGCTGCGTTTGCTTTTGCTGTTGCTTTAGATTGTTGATCTGGGCTTCTATTATTATCTTGTCCGCCGGTGCTCATTTTGGAAGCAGTGCCTCCTTTATCATTTTTATCTTCTTGGCAAGAGGAACCGGCTTTTTGCCCAGAAGCGCTAGCTCCAGCTTGAGAAGCTCCGGAACTGCCAGCACCGGAGAGAATCCAACTAACCTTAGGATTAAAACTTAATACCGGGCTTAATTTTCCTCCATTAACAATGTAAGTTCCTTCGTTTGATCCGCAAAGGTCCGGGCTGTTTTGTTTTTTATCTGGCGATGGGTCCTCCAGCAAAATAATTGTTCCACCTTCTTTTGGCTCTTTTCCATCCTCTAATCCTTTCCACTGTAGAATTATTCCCTTATCATCTTTTGTTGTGTATGGAGCTATCCATCTTCTTAAAGTAGCAAGTTTGTTTTGTTGGCAAGAGCCCCAGACGCTTTTTGGTCCATTTGGTCCGCCGTCTGAATTTTTAAATTCCCATACAGTACCATCCTGCTTCAGAAATTCTACATTTAACATAGGAGGAGGAAGGTTTTCTTTCATAAATTTCTTTATAGCTTCTTTGAGCGAAACCTTTTGATCTTCTGTTCCTATGTTACATTCTTGTCTAACTTCGCTTATTCTAGACTGCATATCATTAGCCTCTAGTGTATATTTTATTTTACCTCCTTCATAAACTACGTGCATTTTTAATGGAAGTAAACTTATTGCATTTCCCTCATTCTCTGTTTTAACAGAAAATTTTCGAATAGATTCTCCTCCACATTTTTTTTCAACCAACCAACCAAAATCTATTTCAAGGTTACCAATATCTTCTTTGATATTATTCAAGCTCTTATTTAGAGCCTGGAAAGATTTTGTAAAATTTCCACCTTCCTCATCAAATATTTCAATAATAACACCAACTCCCTCTGACGCACCATATTCAAGAGAAGTAATGACTGCTGTGTTATTACCATCGGGTCTGGAGTTATTACCAACTGTTAATATTTCTCCACTAACTTTAAGTTTCATTTCAACAAAAGGAGCAAAAGAGTATCCTTCGTATTTTTTGTCCCCACTTGCTGGTCCATCAAAAGGAAGGCGAATCATTTTGTCGCAAGAAAACTTATCTATGCAATTAGATAAAAAGTCATTACTACCAGCCATTTTTCCTCATTTCATATCGATTTTATGTTAAGATAGCATCAGGTATTCTTAAGTTCAAACCAGGCTTAAAATCAAATATATCTTTTATTCCATTGACTTCCATTATCTTCCACCAAAAATCTGGTGTTCCATAAACTTTTTGAGATATTAAATCTGGTCTGTACTCATAACCTGGCGATACAACCATAAATTTATCATTTTGACTTGTCTTAAAATCCTTCTTTTTATAAGTATTGAATGTAACTAGTTTGTTTTCTGTGTAATAAACGACAGTTGAATCATAATATCTGCTTGAAAAATTTACAAATTTTGATGTAGATAGTCTTGTTTCTTCATAATAATTAGCCATAATTATGCTCCATTACTTATTATTTGAGATTGCCCTGGCAGACTATTGCTGCTGTACACAATATCCCATTGTGTATCTACACTAAATTTGTAGGGAATTTTAGTTTCTTCGTCCCAAGCCACATCTGTGGGAAATTTAACAGAGTAAGATTTTAGAACAGCACAAATCTCTTTACTCTCGCTTAAAAGCTTTCCACAAGATAAAACACAAACTGGGGGTGGGGCATAAGGAGCACCTGAATTACCATCTCTTGGATAAACTGCGCTTTGTATTGCTCTGAGATGTTTTAGATTTTTAACTGCATCTCCATCTTCTAAAATCATAAAGTAAGATGTCCAATTAATAGCTCTGTTTTCTGAGTGCGAAAAAGTTTTCATAGGAAAACTTCTTCCAATTATTGGCTCATCATTATATGAAGCTGACTTACCATCAGATATATCGGGTAGTATTCTCATGGGAATTTCCCCGTAACCTGGAATGGATATGTAGCAATCATTTATTGGTGTTAACACTCCACCCGAAATTGTAGATTGAACCATAATTAAAAGCCTTTTAAATAATTTAGTATATTATTATCCAATATTAGATATATTTGTTATTCCCTTGTTTGCGGTCTGGTTGTGCTTACCTGTAGACCACTTATAATACTTCGGAGGACTAGTCGCCACATAATTCGTCAATGTCGAAGCTTCTTCTTGCCCACTAGAACCGCTGGAGGATTGTTGCATAATCATTACCATCTCTGTTAGCAATCCGACCATTTCGGTTAGCTTCTCAACCTGTGTTTTTCCATCAACAGCTATAGAACCCAATTCTGGACCTCCTACACTCGACACTGATGGCTCTGTTGTAGCGAGATCTCTTTGAACTCTTTCATCTATTGATGTTGAGGGTGCTGTGCTCGCAATACTGCCCGTAGTTGATCCACCCGTTAATGACGACAAACCAGAAGTTACACCTCCGCTTATCAACCCTAATGGTAAGGGCATCGAAGCAAGTCTACCAGCCATAGAGCTTAAATATATTGCCTCAGCGCCGTGAGTTAGAGCTTCTGATAAGAGCTTTATAGAAGGATCAAGTGTTTGCCCCACAGCTTCTGCTACACCACCAGTAGCTTCTGCTTCTTTATTTGCTGCTTCTCCTCCCCCAACAGACTTTCCTCCCTTTGTCCCAGCAATTTTGTCAAACAGCCATCCCATTCCAACTGCGCTGGCGGCAGAATATAATGCTGAACCAATTGCGCCCGGAACTAGACCAAATATGCTTTCTATTCCTCCCAATATTGCTCCCCCAATCATAAATGGAAGTTTTAATAGTCCTTTCATAATTTCTATTGGAAGTGTTGCAAAAAACATTATTATTTCACTAACAAGGTCGGGCACTATACTGTTTCCCACAAGAACATTATACAGCCATTTGAATGGAGCTAATAAAGACTCTCCCAAGCTCCACAAAAAGGCTCCTATAGGCTGGAATATTCCTACGACTGCATTCCACATATTTTTTCCTAAATTTGTGAAAGCTTGCACAATACCAACTGTGAATAAATCAGTAAAAAATTTAACGAAAGGTATAACAAGTTTTATCGCATTTGATAATCCCCATAACGCTAATTGCAACGGAAGTAAAACAATTGTTAGAAGAGTGCCTATAACACTAGATATCCCTTGAACGGCGGTCTTTAAAATGCCCATCCATCCAGCAGCTTCTCCTGTAAATCCAAATAATTTAGAAAATT